ATATTGGTAGTTAATCAGTTTCACCTTTTAACTCTTTTACTTTCTCATTGGCCCAAATCATCATTTCACTACCGCCCCAGGCGTAAAATTGTACCGCTTCACAGCTTTCAGCCCACGGTTTATCTGAATGAATAGCATTATTGCTTAAAAACTTGCTTAACCTTCGAATTTCCTTAGGTCCAAGTGGGGCACCGTTCATAATTGATTCTGAAAACCTCTTCCCTTCCTTTCCTCCGCACTGTGTTTGCATCTTTTCCTGCCACTCTAAAGACCTTTTAACATTCTCTTTAGCTTTTTTAGGGTACGAATCAAAATGAAGGTTTAAAATTCTGTTTTCTACCGGGGCGATTGGCGCAACCGGCGTTTCTTCGATCAAATCTACCTCTGTATGGTCTGCAATCCATTTCCTTCGCTCCTCACGGCTCATCTCAGCCCAAACTTGAGGGTCAATTGTGTTCTGCTCGGGGTACGGGTTATAATCAACTATCCCTATTTGCTCCGTCACTGGTTTTACCATGTGACTAAGTAAGTCCTGATAGATAGTGACAAGCAAATCCTGGGGCCTAGAAGCCCTCTGCTGCATTAATTTAACCGCCGGCCTAATCTGTTCGCCAGAAAAATTATTAGCATCTTGAATATTCGCGAGCACCCCGGGTACTTTTGTAGCGATTGTTATCTTCCTTATAGCGTGCTCATCCTGGACTCTGAATAAATCAGGGTTCCCTGAATTTGGAAAGGCTTCAAGTTCGGGCCACTCATCTTTATTGTTGCCCCACATCGCTAAAATTCGGTGCCTGTTCTTAGCTCCAGCAAAGTTTTTTGTCATCTCACTGCTGAAAGCCTCCCCTTTAGGGATGTCCTCCCCAGTGGATTTCTTTAGTCCGCTAGGATCGTTGGGGTCTCCTATCATCTTCATGATAGTATCTTGAAGAAATCCGTTTTCTAGCTGGTCGTCGAAGTAAAGTGCTGCATTTTTCTCTACGTTCATCCAGTGATGGGCAGAGTAATGATCCGGGATAGGGTAGAAAGGATCTTTATCGTCGCGTACTCCAAACCAATATATTTGCCCCTTCCACTTCTTATTAGCTGCTTGTTCTATAGCAGCATTCGGATTGTACGCATCGTAAGCGATATTGTCCTGCTGCTTGTACAGGGAGGTCCCGAAATAAGGGTTATAATATATTTTTGAAATTATCCCGTTATCGTCTGGCTTCCCAAGTCTACAGGATCCGAATGGGAGATCGTAAAATTCTGTGATCTGTCCTACGCGGTTATATTTTACCAGCGTAGCCACGCCCCAATTTTTAGCAAATGAGGCTGATTGAATAGCGTGAAATTGGAATAGCTTTAATCCTGATTTGTTAATGATTAGATTTTCTAAGTCCTCCCCCTGGTTAAAACCTTCTCCTGTTATGAAGTCGGCCCATGTCGATAAACACGACGTCGCCGTTGGGGATCCTTGTATAAGCTTAGTTAATCTGGTTGGAAAAGAGTCGTCCGTTCCGTATGGAAGGTAGTTTCCGTGGTCTATCTGGGAGGTGTAAGCGAACTCTCGCTGAACAAAATTGGAAATGTAATTAAATACCTTGTACCTCGTTTGTAGACTCATAGAATTCCGGAATTCCAAAATCAACGGTAGCACGAGCCAACCGTTTTCTATAAAATTCTATGTAGTCCCCCTCTTTTCCTAGACGCAATTGAGTCAATAAGTTTTTATCCTTCAAAATGTTATTCCTGGCAGTGGAGTTTCGTATCTTCTTCTCGTAGTCTTTCCGTACCCACGAGTAATGATGCATGATAATGTCATCCATTTTAACCCCTGAGTTAATGTTTAAACTCCTGGAAGGGTCTATATGAATGTTCCCATTCTCCCAAGCGTAGGGGTACTTTTTATTAAACTCGTGTCTTATCCCTGGTTGTATCTTATGAATGAAAGGGACCAAAGTATGATCAAGTCCAATGGTAAGTTCAGGAGATTTAAAATAGACCTGAGTTCGACATACTAACCCTTGTAGGTCGGGTTCAGAATTAAAGCGCTCTTTAGCTTTTAAAAAGGCTTCCTGTTCGTACAGCTCGTCGGCGTCCAAGCAAATAAAATGCGTGTACCCCTCTCTCTTCGCTAGATCTAATCCGTAATTTCGTTTGTCTGTTTCGCAATTTAAAGGATGATTAAAGAACGGCTCTCGAATGTTAACAGATCCTTTCCAAAGTGTTGGTATTGGTGAATACTCTCCCCAGTTACTGCGCTCAGAGGCTACAATTATAATACCGTCAACTAATAGTTTAATGTTTTTGACCGAAATTTCAAGCCAATCCCAATCAGACCAGATATTATAGATGGCAACCAGGCGCATTTTTAAATATTCCTTTAAATAGCATAAAATTTGCTTAAATTTGTATTGCGGTCGTGAACAACTACATCGACCGAAGGAATTAGAAGCCCGGGTTTACGTTGGAAGCCGGGCTTTCTACATTGAAAGGTGGTGGAATTGGTATACACGGAAAAGCATGGTCGCAATAAGTTTCTGCCCGTACGTAACCCATGCGATGTTACAGGGATTGTAGGTTCGAATCCTACCCTATCAACTTGTCGCAGCATCTATTATCGTATTAAAGCCAGCCAGACACACACAGAAGAATGGTAAATAATACCACTGAAATTCAGGGTACATGAAGATAAAGAAATAGATCGTCCCGTGTAGTGAAGCAAAACAAATCACACAGCCTATAAAAGGCTTTATCCAGAAGTCCCCGAAAGTCTTTTCTGCCCAGACATAAACGTCGTACAAAAGATGCTCATGAGTGAATAGTACCCTGAACCCGAAACACCAAAGCCCCGCTAAAATGATATGGGGCCCCAACTCACTCATACACCTTGACACATTACTACGCTTCCGGGTTCTGGTTTAGAATACCCAGGACCTAAGTAGGATAAGTGAGATCCACCGCGTTGGTACTTCATATTCAATCTTTGAGCAAGTATAGACCCCGCTGTCATATCATGACGATGATCTTTCCAGTCGCCTTTAAAGCACCCTCTTAAGGCTGATTGTTTCCATGATTCAAACCAAAGACTCGCGGTATAATCTTCCATATTTAACCCGAGTAGCCCAGCGCTAAACATTAAATAATCCTCTTCATCCCCCTGACAATTGAAGTTTAATGTCTTTCGGCAATGATCGTTACACCATGTTTTTACATAGTGGCCGGCCTCCTCCATGAAGTAACCTTCTTCTAAAATGATATCTTCAATCTTTGAAAGATCGCCTTTAACGTACATACTCGAATCCATCCACAGGACTATAGGATCAAATTTCGCAGCGGCTTCTATTGCCCAAACCTTGAACTCATAAGGACTCTGTTGGTGGGTTGGTGAACCAATAGCTGTATAATCGTTAAGCATTAACTTCTTATAACCATTCAAAGAATTGGATAGTCTTTGCTGGCCTCTGGAATACTCTTTAGTGCTGAAATTTACGACTACCATAATCGATCTAACTTGTCTAAAATGATAAACATAACTCCCGATAAATACAGAAGCACACCAGATCCCCAAACAAACCAAAACACCATCTCTGTCACAATTGAGCAACAATTTGGTTCTGATGCTATTGCAATGAGTAGCCCTATAGATACAAAAATAGTCCATACTGCAATTACAGATGTGCATATAACACAAATAGCCCTGTTCAGTAGTATTTTAAATGTCATCTTGCGTAGATTAAATTCTCCCCTGAAGTATACAATAATTTAAAACCTTCTAAGTAGTATTCAAAGTCTTTCTTTAGCTCTGGTTTTGAATTCCATTCTAAGATTATCATTGAGGTATTTGAAAGATCAATCTGTGAGAGTATCTGCAAGTCTTCGCCTTCGCAATCCACCGAGATTAGATCGAACTGCTTAATAGGAATCCTATTTAAGAAAGTCTTCCACCTGAACGTTTTAACTTCTATTGGCGTATAGCTTACTGTTCTTCTAAATCGGTTCATCTCTGAATCATGGAAGGTGCTCACTAAAGCAACGTCGCGCGAGCTTACTAAAGGTCCTGATTCTTGTAATACAGCTTTGCCATTATGTCCAGATATAGCATATTGATACAGATAAAAACCCTTTCTTCCTTCATACAATTTCTTTAATTTCTGGAAAGCTTTTGGGCTAGGTTCAACCATTACGCCTCGCCAATTCCTTAAAGCTAAGGCTCTAACATTCGAGAAAGTTTCTCCATCATTTTCGCCTAATGAAAGGAATGTTCCAATCTTACCATCAAAATATTCTAGTATGTACTTCTCTTCTGAATTTTGGCTAAACATGATTTCCGGCCCTCCCTACCGCAACTCTAGATATTGTAGCAAAGTTAACATTAAACACTTTGGCAAGCTTATATATAGAAAGCAACTTGTCTTTTCTAAGCCTGCGTATCAAATCGATATCATCTTTCTTTAACTTGCAATGCTGATGATCGAACCCTTTTTTAAAGTATCCATTGCATAGTCCAGTATCATAAGAGTGTTTCATGTTTTCTTTTGGTGTCGCCCAAACCAAGTTAGACAAATCCTCGTTCATGCGATCACCATCAAGATGATTAACCTCTCTCTTGTTTAAAGGATTAGGAATGAATGCGATTGCCTTCAGTCTGTATATTGGAATGTTTACACTGTGATTGTCTTTGTGTAACCTAACATACCTAAATTTGTGACGTTTGTTGTAGCACAATGCTTTTAATTTTAGGGTATTTTTATTTAAAACTCTAGACTCGGAACTAATCATATAATTAGGATATCCTGAGATAGTTTCCCATTTTTCGTTTGCAATGTTATTTTGCGAGTAGGCCATGCGTTATAATTTTATCTGCTTCTGAATGTTTCTTTGAATGATTATATTGATGAAGTACGGCGTCGGTGTGGGCTTCTGTCTTGAGATCTAAAATTACGTTGTTCATCCAGTCAGAATCTTCGGAGTAGTTAGTATCTGGGAACGTGTATCTTTTGGCTATCTCTGATCTTATCGCGTTAATGTGCCACGGTCTACGATGTACGATGTAGTCAGGACTCGCCTGTTCGTTTTCCGGATGGCTTAATCTCATGTCGATTATTGACCAATAAGTATCTAGTTTAGCTATACTCCTGAAGGTAACTACATCCATATCTTGTTGACAAAGACGAAGAATCGTTTCAACGTAATTAGGTGCAATATTTTCATCATCATCAAGAAAGCATAAATATTTTCCTTCAGCCCGTCTTAATAAATCATCCCTCTTTTTACCAATAGAAAGGCCACCGTCCAAAAAAGCTTTCTCGTCGTTCCAATATATTCCGACTCTTCCTAACATAGGATGATCGTCCATGCAATTAAATGCCTGTTTTGTTACCTCCTCTAAAAGAGTCATAAACATAAACTCCCTTGGTGGAATCGTAGGAATTAGAATAGACAATATTTGTACGCCTGTGTTGTTCAT